CCATTATTAACTGCAAATTTAGTAACTATTAAAGCATATGATGCAGCAGGAGGTGCAACAGGAGGAGGTTCTGAAGTAGGAGGTGGTCAAACAATCGTTTTAAGACCTGTAATGGAAAAATCTAGCTATTATGGTATAGCACTACCATTAGCAACTAATAATGTCTTAAATAGCACCGCAGGGGCTGAAATAGAAAAAGGTAATTCTTTTGTTACTGCAGTATATGGAGCAACTGCAACTACTACTGATGCTAATTTTTATGTATTACAAGGAATGGTAGAACAAGGAAAAATGTATGTAACGCAAGAATCGGAAACATCTAAAGAAATAAAATATACACAGTATGTAGAAGATGTGGAGGAGCAGCACGTGTATAATCAAGCATATGATTAATAAATTAATAAATAAATAAAAATGATAGAAAACGTACAACAATTATTGACAGAACAATTAGGGAAAAATGGAGGTACTGAAATATTTACTACTGCAGCACAAACAAGTAAAGATTATTATGCAGTATATTTTCCTGTAACATCAGTAGTATCAGCAATAACAGTAGCAGATGCAACAGGTGAAAGTGCATTACAAACGACACTTCCAGCTGGTACAACTTTGTTTATGAACGTGACCGCAATTACACTTACATCTGGAATTGGTATTGGTTACCATGAAGGAGTAACTACATAAGATATGTTGGCATTAAAATTAGGACTTAGTTTAAATAACACTAATGGAGTATTGCTTAATAGTAATACATATTCATTAGATTTTAATGGTAGCACACAAGATGCTAATTTAAATAATGTTGCTGATAATATAAATGTAAGCCAAGGAACAGTATCGGTATGGGGAAAATTAGATAGTGTATCAGCCAATGCAACTGCAATTAAGTTTAGTGTAACAGGAGTTACTGCTGCACAAAATAATGCAGAAATATCATATTTAAACAGTACATCCAAGACAATATTTAAATATAAAGGTAACAATGTTACAAAGCAAGTAGAATCTACAACCGCTATAGAAAATGACGGTAAATGGCATCACTTTGCATTAACTTGGGATATAGATGCGGATGAATTAAAAGGTTATTTAGATGGTGTATTAGTAGGAACTGCAACAGGTTTAAATGTTATGACTACTATGTCTGGAGGTAATGTATTTTTAGCAAGAAATAGTATTAATACTAACTCATATTGGAATGGGCATTTAGACGAAGCAGCTATGTTTACAAGAGTAGTGCCTATCGGTGAGTTATATATAGCAGGACAACAACCTGTTAATCTAACAGGCGCATCACAATTAATAGGATATTGGAGAATGGAAGAAGGTACAGGAACATCTATTGCAGATAGTTCTGGAAATGCTAATACAGGAACTTTAACTAATGCTCCAACTTGGAGTACAGATACACCTTAATTATGAGAAAATACGTTATTTTAAATACAAGCGAAATAGAAACAGTAGATTTTAGTAAATTAAAAACTACTACACCTAGATACAATGTAGATAGAACAAAATTTATTGTATCATATGAAGGAGAAACACCTGATTTTTTACAAGACAAAACAACCTATACTAACGAAGAATTGCTTATAATTGTAAATGACATTAGCAATAATTGGTATAACGAAGAAAATTAAATATGAAAGAAATTATTAATATTAACTTAGGTACAGAAACTGCTCCACAAGTACAAGAAGTACGTGGTAAGGACTATATAGAATATGGTACTGATAATTGGAGAAACTTATACCCACAGTTTCTTATAGATTTGTATTACAATTCTAGCACAAATGCAGCTATTATCAACGCTACAAGTGAAATGATAGCAGGTGAAGACCTTGTAATAGATGATGAAGATGAACGTAATTTAGATGCTATTGTTAAGTTAAAGCAATTCATGGCTGAACCTAATTCTAATGAAACTTTACATGAGTTAATTAAAAAGGTTTCTTTTGATTTTAAACTACAAGGAGCATTTGCATTAAATATAGTATGGTCAAGAGATAGAACACAAATAGCAGAAATATATCACGTGCCTGTAGAAAAGATTAGATGTGAACGACCAGATGAACTTGGTAAAGTTAAAGGTTATTATGTAAGTGCAGATTGGGCAAATACAAGAACTAACAAACCTTATAGAGTACCAGCATTTAATCCTAATGATAGAACATCAGCTAATCAGATTTTATATAGTGGATTATATTCTCCTAACATGAACTCTTATTATACACCTGATTATTTAGCTGGTAATAATTGGAGTTTAATAGACCAGAAAGTATCTGAATATCACCTAAATAATATTACAAATGGGTTTAGTGGTTCTTATTTTATATCTTTTGCGAATGGTGTACCTACACAAGAGGAACGCTTCCAAATAGAACAAAGTTTAACAGACAAATTTACAGGTAGCCAATCAGCAGGAAGATTTGTACTTACATTCAGCGAAGATAGAAATAGAGTGCCAGAAATAACACCTATTACTATGGATAACGCAGACAAGCAATATCTTGCATTACAGGAACTTTTAGTACAAAATATACTAACTGCTCACCGTGTTACATCACCTATGCTTATGGGTATTAAAAACGATACAGGACTAGGTTCTAATGTAGATGAACTTAATGCAGCAGGAAACTATTACTTGAATACAGTTTGTATGCCTTATCAAAATCATATCATTAAGGTACTTAGAAGATTATTTAGAGTAAACAATATGGATATGCCTATTAGCTTTGTACAGATTAAACCAATTACTTTAGAATTTACATCAGAAGATTTAAAAGCAGTAATGGAGCAAGATGAAATTAGAGAAGAATTAGGATTACCACCATTAAATGAATCTGTAGAAGTAAGAGAGGATTTTGCTAAAGTAGGTAGTATGATAACAGATGGCGTAGAATTACCTTTATTTGAAACTAAAGAAGAAGCAGAAGCAGAAGCTGAAAAAATAGGGTGTAGTGGTTCACATATTCATACGCAAGATGGTAAGGAGTATTTTATGCCTTGTGAATCTCATGACCAAATAACAAATTTAAACAAGTGTAACTGTTCTAAAGATGATGTGCAAAGATTTTCTAACAAGACAGAATTAGAACAATTCATTGAAGATTATGGGCAAGACATACCAGAAGATTGGGAGTTAATTGACGATGAAATAGTAGATGGAGAACATGAGGATTTTGATTTTGAAGCTGAATTAAATAAAGTTGCTAATGAAAAATTAGAACTAGCATCAACAGGTAGGGCAAACCCAAATGTTAGAAGTGAACAAGATGGATTAAATAAAAAAGAAAATGCTTTTTATAAAGTGAGATATGTATATACTAAAAACAAATCATTATCACAAAAAGGAGAAACTAGAGAATTTTGTAAACTAATGATGTTATCAAAAAAGATATACAGAAAAGAAGATATATTAAGAATGACTAATATAGCAGTTAATAGAGGTTGGGGGCCTCGTGGTGCAGCAACTTATTCTATCTGGTTATACAAGGGTGGAGGTAACTGCCATCACTATTGGAAAAGGAGGATTTTTAAAGCTCCAGCAAGTGATGAAGGATTTGTAGTATATCCAGATAATGTGCAAGATGACACTATTGTTAGTGTTACTAAAGCAAGGAGTGAAGGATTTACAATAAAAAGAAATGATAACTTAGTTGCTAAAGCACCTAAGACAATGATAAACGAAGGATTTTTAAACCCAAGATAAACTATGGCAACAGCATTATTTGTATCAGAAAATATGTTAAAGCAAAGCACTGCTATTAACATGAACGTATCAACAGATTTGATACTACCATACATTATACAATCACAAAAATTATATTTAGAACCAAAACTTGGAACTGAGTTATATAATGAAATTAATGACGAAATAGTAGCTTCTACTGTAAGTGCAAACAATCAAACCTTATTAAATGAGTATATAGCACCAATGCTTGTCAATTGGGCATTTTATCATGTTATACCGTTTTTACGTTTCCGTGTGGAAAATGGGAACATCTATAGCAAATC